TATTTATGGGCAACTGATGTGGTATTGACAATGCCCACATCTAGAGATTTGCCGGTTTTGACATCGCAATCAGGAACAATGAATTCTGGTGACGAATATGGACAAGGCATTATTTCTAAACCTGCTTCTGCTGTAGCGAAAGCAGCTGGCGTGTTGAAATCAATACCATTGATAGCCCCATATGCTAGGGCAACTGAAATAGTTGCAACGCGTGTGGGAGATATTGCTAGGTTATTTGGATATAGCAGACCAGCAGTGATTACTGATCCTCTACTTATGAAACCATTACCAGTTGGAAACGTTTCAAATATAGATGCTGCAGATGCTGTTTATAAATTGTCTTTGGATTCTAAAAATGAAGTAACCATTGACCCTCGGGTCACTGGTTTGGAAGCCAGGGATGAGATGGGAGTAGTTGATTATGTTAAGAGAGAATCTTATTTAACCACTTTCAATTGGACTAGTGATGCTGGTCCCGGTGATTTGTTGTGGAATTGCCGAGTAGCTCCAGATTTATTTGGAACTGCTAACTACACAACTCCTACTTTGAGGAGAGAATTACATATGACACCTATGTGTCACATGGCACAATTGTTTAAGTTTTGGCAAGGGTCTATAAAGTTTAGATTCCAAGTTGTCAAATCAGCATACCATAAAGGTAGAATGCTTGTGAGATATGATCCTCGAGCTTTAGGTGCTGATGTGGATTATAACACGAATTATTCAAGAGTTATAGACATAGCTGATGCCGAAGATTTTGAGATTACTATTGGTTGGGGTCAATTCCAACCATGGTTAGAATGTACGGAGATTGATAATAGTCTTAATTATTCGCCTAGTACAAGGTTGACTGAATTATTTCTCAGAGCTTGTAATGGTGTTATAGAATTGGATGTTATTAATGAGTTAGTATCACCAAGTGCAGATTCAGACATTTCGGTGAATGTATATGTATCTATGTGTGATGATGCTAGGTTTGCTCAGCCGGATGCACAAAAGGTAAGAAATTTATCTTATTTTAGGCATCCTGATGAAGCACCTGGTGTTTTGGAATCTCAGAGTGGATTGGTCATGGAGAAAAACGTTGATGAACCGAATTCCAGTATGAAACTGGATACGATTGCAAGCGAAGCTCCATCTGAAGACCAAACTATGAATGTATATTTTGGAGAGAATGTTACGAGTATACGTGAGTTAATTAAGAGATATGTTATGACCAGATATTGGACTGAAACATTTGCTAGGTTACCAGGAGACTTTAATGCTATGGAACTTATAAATAAAACTTTTCCATATCAACAAGGGTATGATCCTCAAGGATTAGACACTGAAACATTTGGAAATTATACATTTAGTAATATGCATCCCATTAATTTTTTCCAATCCTGTTATGCAGGATATAGGGGTGCTGTTAGACACAAATATTTATATCATTCCGCTGGTAATCAAATAGCCCCAATTGTATTGAGGTCTGAGTACGAAGAGAATCCTATGGGAATATGGACTCGTGATAATGTAGTAGGTGTTGATTCAGGAACTTTGACTAAATCTGCTACTAGAGATACATGGCAAGGAGCTGCTGCTACTGGTACTTTAACCAATAGTGGAATGGAAGTAGAATTTCCATTTTATAATAGAGCGAGAATTGGATATTCTCGTTTAATTTCAGCACAGACATTAGATTGTCCCACTACTAAAAGTAATTTTGTAACGGGATTAGATTTTGCCTTTAATTCTACAGGTAATGAAAGGTTGGCTTTCCAGCAATGGACAGCTGCCGGCGAAGATTTTTCATTTTATTTCTTCACTGGAGTACCTATTATGTACCAATATACTGAGGAGTAGACCTCAAAAATGACGGAGACGTCAATAAATATCATTAGACTTTCTGTCACGTTGGACGGAAGGAATCACTTGGGTGACTCAAGTGTGCGCTGAATCTTAGGATTAACAGTGTCGGGCTTAGCCCTCTTATAGTTTTGATTGAACTTGAAAGGGCTTTGCCCCAACAAGATGTAGGTCACAACTTTAAGAGCCAGTTGAGCCTGGAAGAAAGTTACTGTCACTTAGTGTGTTTTTCGAAAGATTTCACACTTTGCGGGGGTAGCTTAACGAGCAAAAGTAAAACTTTGTTCCAGGTCATCTCTGCAAAAAAAAAAAAAAAAA